AACAATTTTAGCGAAAAAGTAATTGATGAGATTTCAAGACTTTAGACAAAATTTGGTTGAAGCAGCGAAGGTGAAAACCCCTTCGTCTGCTCAGTCACAGTCTAATGATTTTGCAAATAAAGTTCGAACTGCTAAGAATGTGTTGGGATTAAAAAACCTAAATGTTGCTGCTGTTGTTGCAGCCAATAATATTGCGAATAAATTTGCCAAATTACCATACAATCAGTTATTAAACAGACTACCTTTATCATTAAGACAACATTATGTTGACTTTCAGTCTGCTGTTCCATCTGATATTATGAATGCGCCTACTGCAATGTATGCTGGTGCATTACAAAAGTTAAAAACATCTAGACCTAAACCAATGAAAGAGAGTTGTGAATTAGAAGAAGACTCTGATGATCTATTAGTTGAAACTATAGATCCTCCTATGATGTTAATTCTAAAACGTAAAGGTGTTCGCCTTTTCCCTGATGGAAAAAGAGCAGCATTATATGTTAACGATAAAACTGGTTTAACATTTATGCTTCCATATGATGCTAATGGTTTGGTTCAATCTATCTCAGGCGTTCAAGAAGAAATTGAGTTGGTGAGCCTAGAAGAAGCCAGTAATGTGCAAAAAATGGGAAGAACAAAAATTGTTCGCGCCAGAGTTCGTGGCGGCAAAGTACAGCGTCGCAAAAAAGTTTCTGCAGTAAAGGGTTATACAATTCGTGGTGGTAAGTTGACACGTATGCCTTCGTCTGAAAGAATCAAAAGAAAAATTTCTCAGCGTAAAGCAAAAATTAAGAGAAAGGCGAAAGCAGCAAGAGCATTGATCAAGCGCAAAAGATCTCTAAGAAAACGAAAAGCATTGGGGTTATAACCATGAAACTGATTACTGAAACAGTCGAAGAAGTTAAAGTCATTACCGAAGAAAAGAACGGTGTAAAGACTCTATACATTCAAGGTCCATTCCTTGTTGCTGAAAAAGCAAACAAAAATAGACGTATGTATAAGGAAGAAACTCTTGCGAAAGAAGTAAATCGCTACAACGAAGAATACGTTACTAAGAACCGCGCATTCGGTGAACTCGGTCATCCAGATTCACCATCAATTAATCTAGATCGCGTTTCTCATCTCATTACCAGTCTAAAGCAGGAAGGTTCTGTATGGATTGGTAAAGCAAAAATTCTTGAAACACCAATGGGTAAAATCGCCAAGTCCTTAATGGAAGGCGGTGCAACTCTTGGCGTATCATCACGCGGCATGGGTTCACTTAAAGAAGTGAACGGTGTTAACGTGGTTCAAGATGATTATTATCTAGCCACAGCGGCTGATATTGTAGCGGATCCATCCGCACCAGGGGCTTTCGTTCAAGGCATTATGGAAGGCAAAGAGTGGGTTTGGGACAACGGTGTTGTCAAAGAGTTTGATGTCAATGCTTACTATAATCAAATCAAGGGCGCAAAGCAAAAACAAATCGATGAGATTTCTCTAAAGATCTTTGAGAACTTCTTGTCAAAATTATAAAATTTATAAATAATATTACCTCTTCAGGAGTATAAAAATGAGCAAAACATTATCAGAATCCGCTGCAGAAATTCTAAAGGCATCAATGAATGCAGGCAAGGAACCAATGCAGTCACTCAATGCACCAATGGTAGATCTTGGTGGAGCAACGCCACAAGACGACTACTCAGGTGGTCCAGGACACGGCGAAAAAGACTTTGACTCCAGTGTTGGTGTTAAAGCAGCCGCTTCAGCGCAAATGGCACCAAAACCAGGAATGCCAGGCGCTCCAGCAGAACCATCAAAGGGTGCTGCTGAAGAAGAAACCGATGCAGTTGCTGATGCAGAACAGCCAATTGATGGTGCAGATAAAGCACTTGCTGCTAAGAAAATCCTCAAGCCAGGCGAAAAGATTGGCGCGATGAAAGAAGAAGCAGAAGAAGTTGAAGAAATTTCTGAAGAAGATCTTGCTGAAGCCAAGAAAGCCCATATGAAAGGTATGGTTGCTAAGTACAAGGGTTCTATGAAAGAAGACGTAGATGCGCTATTCAATGGCGAATCACTTTCTGAAGATTTCCGCGTTAAGGCAACTCTAATTTTCGAAGCCGCTGTATCTTCACGCGTCGAAAAGATTGTTGAAGAAGTTCTAGCAGAAAACGACGAACTTCTTGCTCAGACAGTCGAAGAAATCAAGTCTGAACTCTCAGAACAAGTTGATGAGTATCTCAACTATGTTGTTGAAGAGTGGGTAAACGAGAATCAAGTTGCTATTGAGACAGGTCTACGTGCTGAACTCGCTGAAGACTTTATCAATGGTCTAAAGAATCTATTCACAGAACACTATATCGAAATTCCTGAAGAGAAGGTCGACCTAACGGAAGAACTTGCTCAGAAGGTTGCTGAACTAGAAGAAAACCTAGTTGCTATTGCTGAAGAAAAGCAAGCAATCGCTAAGGAACTAAATCTAGGTAAGAAAGATAAACTAATTTCACTTGCATGCGAAGGTCTAACAGCTGTTCAAGCAGGCAAATTGAAGTCGCTCGCAGAGGGCGTGGAGTTCACCACAGAGGGTGATTTTGAGCATAAACTCGCAGTAATTCGCGAGAACTACTTCCCAAGTAAAGTAAGCGTGACTAGTGAGGTAAAGGAAATTCAGAAGGTGGAAACACTATCTGAAGATTCAGAAGTAGAAACAGTTAACGGTATTATGGCACATTATGTAAAGGCAATTTCCAAAACGGCTCCAAAAGCCTAATTTAAACTGAGGTATCACTAAATGTATCTAAATGAAGCATATACAAAGAAGTGGGCACCAGTTCTTGATCATCCAGAACTCCCAGCAATTGGTGACCAGTACAAGCGTGCTGTCACAGCCCTAGTTCTAGAAAATCAAGAGCGTGCTCTAGCAGAAGAAGCCCGTTCAATGCAAAATCTATGGGAAGCCCCACAGCCTTCCATGGGTTCAGGCGTCAACGGTCTTGCATCAGCATCGGGCGCAGCAGTTGCTGGCTTCGATCCAATCCTAATCGGACTTGTACGTCGTGCACTTCCAAACCTAATGGCTTATGACATCTGCGGCGTTCAGCCAATGACAGGTCCAACAGGTTTGATCTTCGCAATGCGTTCAGTCTATGCTAACGCAACAGCATCTGTCGGTGAGGCTCTTTACAACGAAGCAAACACCGTATTTGCTGGCACAAACGGCAATGGTACAGTTGCAAACGCAATCGTATCACTAAGCCAGAACGTTGCTGCAATGACTCTTGCAAACACAGGTACTGGCGTAACAACCGCTGCCGCAGAAGATCTAACCATGAACTACATGGGCTTCCAGATCGATCGCGTTGCTGTAACAGCAAGAACACGCGGTCTACAAGCAGCCTACACGCTAGAACTTGCACAAGATCTAAAGGCAATTCACGGTCTAGACGCAGAAACAGAATTGACAAACATCTTGTCAACTGAAATTCTTGCTGAAATCAACCGCGAAGTTGTCCGTACAGTCTATGCAACTGCTAACGTAGGTATCACTGGTCTTGCAACAGCAGCCTTCAACCTATCTGCAGCAGCAGACACAAGCGGTCGTTGGCAGGTTGAAAAGTACAAGAGCCTATTGTTCGCAATCGAGCGCGCAAGCAACAAGATTGCCAAGGACACTCGTCGCGGCAAGGGCAACATGGTCATCGTCTCAACCGACGTTGCATCAGCCCTAGCAATGACTGGTCTACTTGACTACAACTCAGCACTAAGCAACAACACCAATCTAGCAGTTGACGATACAGGCAACACATTCGCTGGTACACTCTTCGGACGTATCAAGGTCTATGTTGATCCATATTCTGTAACTGGTTCAGACTATGTTGTAGTTGGTTATAAGGGTACAACTCCTTATGACGCTGGTTTGTTCTATTGCCCATACGTTCCTCTACAGATGGTACGTGCTATCGACCCAACAACTTACCAGCCAAAGGTTGGATTCAAGACACGTTATGGTCTCGTAGCAAATCCATTTGCAACACCAGCAGGAAACGGCAACCTAGTAACAGATTCAAATCTATACTACCGCAAGTTCCAAGTTCTAAACATCAACCAATAATTGATGTGAAAACTTTTTGCCAACTTACTAAAAATAATAAGGCAAAGCAACTAGAGGGGGAGTGGAAACACTCCCCCTTTTTTATTGGAATAAATAGTTGTAGCCCACAAACTAACGGATTAAATTCATGTCAGTTTTAAATAGAAATCCTGCAAACACAGATCTACTCCAAAGTACAAAATTTAGAGTAACATTTGACAGATTGCCAGGAATCACTTATTTTTGTCAGAGTGCAAACCTTCCAGGTATTTCTTTGACAGAAATTCCTATGCCAACGCCATTCGTAGATTTGTATCTACCAGGCGAAAAGGCTGTATATGATACATTCAATATTACATTTCTAGTAGATGAAGATCTTCGTGCTTGGACAGAACTTCATGATTGGATTCGTGGAATCACATTCCCAACAGACTTTAAAGAATATGCAAACCTTGCTAAGTCATCAGTTGGTGCAAATATTCGCTCAAATTACCAAAAGAAACCAGCACCGTATTCTCTTGGCATTCTAAGCATCTATACAAACAAAAATAATCCAAATTTCAGAGTGAAATTGGTGGATATGTTTCCAACTACAGTGGGTTCTCTATTGTTTAGCGCAAGCGACACTGCGGAGAATATTATCACTGCAGACGCTACGTTTAGATTTTCTTATTTTGAGTATGAAAGAGTATAAAGTATTCTTAAAGATACCCTTATCATCTACGACATAGTCTATTATATGTGATTTGTCAAATATGTCAAACTATTGTAATCATTGTAAATAGTTGCTTTGTATTTGAAAGAATAGTATACTTCGTGAATGACTATACAAACTCCTCCTCTAGAAGCAATTATTGAGCAATGGGAAAAGGACTCAGACGTTGATTCGACTGAGCCTGGCAAAGAGATCATTCGCATTCCTTTGCTGCACAACAAGTATAACAAATACTTGTCATTGCACAATCTATCCGCCAAGAAAGCAGCCATTGAGTTCGATCGTATGAAGAAACTCAAGTGGATGTATTACACAGGCAAACTTGACCAAGAAGAATTGGATAAACTTGGTTGGGAACCTTTTAGATTTACGCTAAAGTCTGATATCAGCGTTTACCTTGACGGTGATGATGATTTGAATAAACTCAAGCGCAAGAAATCATATCACGAAGAATGCGCAAAGTTTTGCGAGAACGTCATGAAGGAATTGAACTCTAGGACGTATCAACTGAAAGCCTATATGGACTGGGAACGCTTTATTCAGGGTGCTCGTTGATGTGTGACATTCGAGTCGAAAAATCTAATAACATTTACGTCAAGGTTGAAGCCGAAGATTCCATTCTACAAGAAATGTCGGACTTCTTCACCTTTTCGACTCCAGGCGCGCAGTATTCACCTGCCTTCAAGAATCGCTACTGGGATGGCAAAATTAGACTGTTAAATTTGAAGACAAAGCAAATTTATTTGGGTCTTGAGAAATATATAAGGGAGTTCGCAAAACTACAGGGATATAGTTATGAATACGAAGAAGAAAAGGAATTCTACCCAGTCGATACCAAGAACCTTGCGTCTGCTCTCTCGCTTCCAATGGAGCCAAGAGATTATCAGTATCTGGCATCTAGCATCGGGCTTACAAAGAAAAGAACTGTACTCATTTCACCTACCGCATCAGGAAAATCGCTAATCATTTATATGATCATCCGCCACCTGTTGAACACAGGTAAGAAGCGCGGATTGCTGATTGTTCCTACGATCAATCTTGTCACTCAGATGCACAGTGATTTCAAAAATTATTCCAGCAACAACGGATGGGAAGTTGACAAACACTGTCAGAAAATTTTTGGTGGTGAGAGCAAGATCCCTGATAGCGATCTAATAATTTCTACTTGGCAGTCGATCTATGATATGCCAAAGAAATACTTTTCACAGTTTGATTTCATTATCGGTGACGAAGCCCATACGTTCAAAGCCAAGTCGCTCACAAGCATCATGACTAAACTTATTAACTGCGACGTGCGCATTGGTACGACTGGAACGCTTGACGACAGCAAGGTCAACAAGTTAGTTCTTGAGGGGCTGTTCGGTCCTGTATTCAAAGTTATTTCTACCAAGCAACTCATTGAACGCAAACAGTTGGCTAATTTCAGCATCAAGTGCATCGTTCTCAAATACCCTGAGACTGTATGTAAAGCAGTCAAAGGGTTTACTTACCAAGACGAAATGCATTTCCTCACGCAAAACGCAGAGCGAAATAAATTTATTGTTGATCTTGCTCTCAATTTGAAAGGAAACTCACTAGTTTTATTTACTTACGTCGAGAAACACGGTAAACTACTATATGAATGGATTGAACAAAACTGCAAAGGCAGGAAAGTGTTTTTTATTCATGGTGGGGTTGAGGCTGAAGATCGCGAAGCAGTAAGGCACATTACTGAGCAAGAAAACGACGCGATCATTGTAGCCAGTTACGGAACGTTCTCGACAGGAGTAAATATTCGTAACCTACATAATATTATATTCTCTTCACCAACCAAGAGTAAGATCCGCGCTCTTCAGTCTATTGGACGTGTGCTGCGTTTAGGTGAAAACAAAGACGCTGCTACACTTTACGATATCGCTGATGATTTACGTTATGGTCCTTATACAAACTTCACACTGAAGCACTATGAGGAACGAGTGAAAATCTACAGCGAAGAAAAGTTTCCTTTCACAACGAATAACGTAAGGATAAGTTAATGACAGAAGAAAAACAATTGAAGTTTGTTAGACTTCGCAGTTTACCAGAAGATCTAATAGGATATGTAACGTATAAAGACGAATGCATAGTAATTGAAACTCCATTGAAAATTGAAGTTGAAACCTTTTTTGAAGAAGGTCGACAGATTCTATGCATGCAAGAATATCTCCCGCAAACAGTTATTGAGATTAGAGAAATAGAATTGCCTCTGGCTGATATCATGTTCGTGACGCCAGTCAAAGAACAATTTATTGAGCAGTACGAATACGTTCGCGATTTCTTTTACAATAACGAAAGCAAAATCAGAAACCCACTTATGCCAAAGAAAACGCAAGAAGAAACGCAAGAAGAAGTGACAAAGGTCGTTTCTATTCTTGAAGCAATGGCAAACAAAAAGGACAAACCAGTACATTAATTATGGCAAAGAATCACTATATCAATAACAAAGATTTTCTCAAGGAAATGATTGCTTATAGGCAAGCGATCCGCAAAGCAAAGAGAAGTGGTGCACCGAAACCGCAAATCCCGCGATACGTCGGTGAGTGCTTCATGAAAATTGCTGAGAATCTTTCACACAAACCAAACTTCCTGTCATATACTTTCCGTGATGAAATGGTTGCTGACGCAATCGAGAACTGCGTGATGTACGTTGACAATTTTGACCCGAGTAAATCTAGCAATCCATTTGCCTATTTCACTCAAATAACGTATTATGCATTCTTACGTCGCATTCAGAAAGAAAAGAAGCAGTTGTATGTCAAGTACAAGGCTACTGAAACGGCAGGAACTCTTGATGAGTTTGAGTTGAATGAAAACGAGGATGGTACATTCAGACAATTTGAATTGTATGAAAACATCTCTGAGTTCATTGTAAACTATGAGAACGCAAGAAAAGAGAAGAAAGCCAAGAAAGCAGGTTTGGAGAAATTTGTAGATGAAAATAGCAATTCTGGGTGATTGTCACTTCGGTGTGAGAGGAGATTCAATTGCCTTTCACAATCATTATCGTAAATTTTATTTGGAAACTTTTTTCCCTTATTTGGTGCAAAATGGAATTACCACCATCTTTCAGTTGGGTGACTTATTTGATCGTCGGAAGTATATCTCTTTTCAGTCTCTTGCTCTTTGCCGTCGTTACTTTTTTGATCAGTTAGTCAAACACGATATACAGTGTCATGTATTGCTTGGCAATCATGACATTTTCTTCAAGAACACTCTTGAGGTAAACTCGCCTGATCTTCTTTTGCGCGATTACAAAGACCATGTGTTTTTGTACGATAAGCCAACTCAATGGCAGAGCGTAGACGTGATTCCTTGGATCTGCAAAGACAACGAATTGGAGATCATGGACTTCATCAAGCGCAGTACAAACGAAGTGTGTTTTGGTCACTTTGAACTTGCTGGCTTCGAAATGGATCGCGGCAATATCTGTCATGAGGGTATGGACGCAAGCGCACTCAGCAAGTATGATCTAGTTCTATCAGGTCATTTTCATCACAAGAGCACTAACGGAAGTATTGTATACGTTGGAACTCCATCAGAACATACTTGGGCTGATTACAATGATGAACGTGGCTTTCATATTCTTGATACTGAAACTCGCGAGTTGACGTTCATACCTAACCCTGAGAAGATGTTCTACAAGATAAACTATAACGATGACAAACTATTCTACAATGATATTATAGAAACGGATTACTCTTACCTTGCTAACAAATATTTGAAAATTGTAATTGAAAAAAGAACTAATACATTTTTATTTGATACGCTGATTGATCAGATTACAAAAGTAACACCAATAGAAGTATCAGTAGTTGAAGACTTCTCTGAGATTACTAACAACGTTGATGTTGACATTGATCAGGCTGAAGATACAATTACAATTCTAAATAAGTATGTTGATGGCTTGACTTTACCAGTAGAATCAGATAAGATAAAAAATGTGTTGCGCGAAGTGTACAATGAAGCAATGGCTATGGAGTCAGCGTGATCCTATTCAAGACTGTTAGATACAAAAATTTCCTATCAACAGGAAATGTATTTACAGAAATCAATCTGAATGAGAATCCAACGACGTTGATTGTTGGTGAGAATGGCGCTGGGAAATCTACTTTCCTAGACGCTATCACATTCTCATTGTTCGGCAAGCCATTCCGTAACATCAATAAGCCGCAACTAGTCAATTCTATCAACGAAAAAGATTGCGTAGTTGAGGTTGAGTTTTCTATTGGTAAAAAAGAATATAGAATAGTTCGTGGAATCAAACCAAACGTATTTGAAATCTATCAAGACGCAACGCTAGTAAACCAAGACGCAAAGTCCAAAGACTATCAAGAGTTCCTCGAGAAAACAATTCTCAAGATGAACTACAAATCATTCACGCAAATCGTTATCCTAGGATCGACAAACTTTACTCCATTCATGCAGTTGTCAGCGTCGGATCGTCGCGCTGTCATTGAAGACTTGCTCGACATTCAGATCTTCTCTGCCATGAATGTGATTGTAAAGAGCAAACTACACACACTAAAGGATGAAAGCGCGCAACTCAAAATACAGATCGACAACACTAAAGATAAAATCGAACTACACAAGAAGCACTTAGAAGAACTGAAGAAAAATACAAAGGAACTTATTGACGCAAAGAAACTAGAAGTAAAACAAAACTACGATTCATGGGATGCTCTAGTTGAAGAAGGTGCAGTTGTTCAATTTCAAATCGATGAACTAGTCAAACAAGTAACCGATGAAGACACAAACACGAAGCGATTTCAAAAGTTAAACAACCTTGAAGCCAAGATCGAAGGGAATATTCAGAAACTCGAAAAAGACATCGAGTTTTATTCTGTAAATTCGACTTGTCCAACCTGCGATCAGGCTATCAACAACAAAGAAGAAAAAGTACATACGTGCAATAGTAAAATTACAGAACTGACTGAAGGTCTAAGCAAACTGAAGGAAGAAAGCGATGCCGTTTTACACCGAATCAACACCATCAAAGCAACACAAAAACAACTCAAAGATCTTGAACAAGAACTTGTCCGCATTAATACTTCTCGTAGCCAAATTAGAAAGTACATTAAGAAACTTGAAGATGAGATTACAGAAATAGAAAGCAAGCCAGCAATGAGCGACACGTTCAAAGCACAAAGCAAAACATTACTGAACGATCTACAAGCGCAAAACGAAAAAAGAAAAACAGTATCAGAACAAACAGTACAGTACGATATAGTTGCACAATTATTGAAAGACGGTGGAATCAAGTCAAAAATTATCAAACAGTACATACCGATCATAAACAAGTTAGTCAATAAGTACCTGGCTTCGATGGACTTCTTTGTCAACTTCACCATCGATGAGGAGTTCAAAGAGTCCATCAAGTCTCGTCATCGCGATGATTTTAGTTATGAAAACTTCAGCGAGGGTGAGAAGAAGCGTATTGATCTTGCTTTGTTGTTTACTTGGCGAGCAGTAGCCAAACTAAAGAACAGTGCCAATACAAATCTTCTCATCTTCGATGAAGTGTTTGATGGTTCACTAGACGTAAATGGTATTGAAGAATTTATGAAGTTGATAAATATGTTCACTGATGGGAC